ACTATTAATTACTACATTAGGCAGCTGCTCTCTTGCAACTGCCATTGTAGTACTAGCACAAGAAGTAGAATCTGCTCCTAAAATAGAACAACCAATGGAGAGACCATATGGACAGGTATTTCAAATGATGAAACCTATGTCATGTAATGATACTAAAGTAATAAAAGATTATATCAAAGGCAGTGCAAATGAAGATCCATTAGCTTACGGAATTAATTATAACTATATGGGTTTTCCTAACCTATTAACAACGTTGTATATTAATCCTCAAATGCAAACATTCAGTATAGTAGAGCATACATCAAATGGATTATCCTGTATATTAGGTCAAGGAGTAGCATTTCAAGTGCTTGATGAGTCCTTATTAGTACCTAAACCATTTTAATAAATATATCTATATTAACAATAAAATCTCAGGGGAGAAGTTAGAGATGGACAATGAGCTATTCACCAGAGGAAATAGATAAATTTAGGGGAAGTAGAATGTGGACACATGAATGCCATGTAGAAAAAACTACAATGCAAGTCGGAGATAAAGAACCTTGTAATTGGTGTGGATTATATGAGGAGCAATATATGCAACTTAAAAAGAAAAAATTAACTAATGAAGAATTTCTTCAAGAAATAAAAGAATATAATTTACCTCACTTTAGGGAGGGATAATGCTGACATTAACACCATCAGCTAAAAAATATCTTAGCACAGTACAACCTGAAGGCGAATATGTAACACTATCCGTTGATGGAGGTGGCTGTGCAGGATTTCAATATAAATGGGGCACTTCTAAAAAAGAAGACTTAGATGAAATGTGGAGAGACGTAGAAGGTATTTTACTTGTTGACCCAATTGCAGAAATGTATATAATAGGAAGTGTTGTTGATTACGTAACAGAGTTAGGTGGTTCTTATCTAACTGTAAATAATCCAAGCGCAACTAGCAGCTGTGGATGTGGAGAGAGTTTTGGTGTATGAAGCTAATAAAAATTAATTGGAAGGGTAAGATTGGTTATGGAGATATTGTTTCACCAATCTGTTATGCCCATGCAATGGCCCAAAAGAATTGTTGTGATGTAGAACTTATATTTCATTGGCCTCATAAAAAGGGTACAAAATATAAGGATAGTGATCCAGAAACATTAGATTATAGAGCAAAAGAGTTAGCTCAAATAGCTAAACCTATAAACTATCATCAAGTAAAAATTAATCACAAATACAATTCTAAATTATCTTATAATCATACAAACTATGATGACAGTGAGCCATTCCATAATTTTTGGTATGCCAAAAAGAAAAATTTAGACTATAGTAAAAAATATGTTGTTATGAATACAACACAAAATCATAAACAAACATTAGAAGAGTATGGCGGTAAAAGTAAGACATGGAAAGATCCTGTAGGATTAGTTAAGTGGAATCAGCTTGCTAAAAAGATTGAAGAAGATTGGGGAATGGAAGTTAAGTATGCTGATTATAGTACTCCAATACACGAGTTGATTGATTTGTATAGTAAGTGTGTATTAGCTATAGGTTATCATGGATCAACAATGTGGGTAGCAAGATACTTAGGATGCCCCATGCTGATATATTCTAAAAAGAAAGTAACATCAAAGTCCTTTCAATGGGCTATAGTAAAAGATAAATTAGAGATGAGAGAACTTCTGAATAAGAATCCTTATCAATTGAGAGAAAGATCATTAAATAGGTTAGGTGAATTAAATGTCCAATTTGAACAATACCTCAATATCCCGAATCTACATAGGTTACGAGGAAAGAGAACATGATGCTTATAGAGTATGTAAACATAGTATAGAATTATTATCTATTCTAAAGCCCGTACAATTAAAAAGTCAAAACATTCCAGAGTATAAAAGAGACTGGGGTGAGCCACAATCAACAGACTTTACATTTACAAGATTTTGGGTACCTTACCTAAGTTCTTTTACAGGTTATAGTGTATTTGTAGATTGTGATTTTTTATTTAAAAGTAATCCTTTAAACCTTGCACAGTATATTAATCCTGACTTAGCAGTAAGTGTTGTACAACATCCAAGTTATAATCCTAATACAGAAATTAAAATGGATGGTGTTGCACAACATAGATCATATAGAAAAAACTGGGCATCATTAATGGTGTTTAATAATGAACACCCTTCAAATAAAATATTAACACCTGATTATCTTAACAATCATAAACCTGGTATAGACTTTCACCACTTTAAATGGTTGAAGGATGAGGAGATAGGTTCAATACCTTTAGAATGGAATTGTATGGATGGATATTATCATTTAGAAAATCCTAAAGCAATACACTATACAGATGGTGGACCTTGGTTTGGTGAGAAGTATCAAGACACTATGTATTCAAAAGAATGGAAAACTATGTGGGCATATGTAAAGCAGTTTAATGATGAATAAAATAACTTTTTCTATTACATATTATGGTCAGGTAGATAGATTACAATACCAATTGGAATTTTTTGATAAGCTACCTATCAAAACTAAACAAAATGTTTCATTACAAGTATTAAATGATGGTTATAATGATAGTGGTGTCTTTGAATCTTTATTAGAATTGTATAAAGATAGAATAGATTTAAAAGGTTATAAAATAACAACAGATATTGGATTTAATAGTCATGGTGCTCGTAATTTATTAATGATGGAAAGTGAAACACATTGGAATATGTTAATGGATATAGATGTGTACATGGATCCAACTATGGTAACTGCTATGGTAAGAAATCCTTTAAAAGAAGAAAATATATATGTGTTTAAAGTAGCTTTTGATCACCCTGATGATCCAAACGATTATGATCACGTAGATCCTAAAAAGATCTTAAAGTTTATCTCACATCCTAATACCTGGTTAATAACTAAACCTGCATTCTGGAGTGGTGGTGGATATGATATAGAGTTTACAGGTATGAGGCATGGTGATGCAGAATTCTTTTTATCATTAGATAGAGATAAATATGATCATGTTGTCTTTCATCCAGATGATGAAGTTGAACATGAAATACATGTTAGAAATCCAAATAGAAATCGTAGTTATTTGAATCAAGCAACAGAGCATGTAAAAAATCTTTCAAGAACAGTTGACTTTGTAAAGAAAAGGAATGATGATAAAGATAGAAAGCATAAGAAAAGATTAATATGTTTTCCATGGAAAAGAGTACTGTAATGAACATAGCAATTAAAACACCATCTCAGTTTGTAGCAGAGATAGAAGAAATAGTTAAAGAAACACAGATGTCTTATTTTGATGCATGCATGTACTATGCTCATGAAGCTAATGTAGAAATAGAAACAGTGGCATCATTAATTAAAGGTAGTCAAATATTAAAAGCTAAAATACAAGCTGATGCAGAAAGATTACATATGATTAAAAGCGCATCAGCAGCAAAGCTGCCTATATGATGGAACCTTATGAAGTATATCAAAAGTACTTAGCATTAAAGACACATTTTAAAAATGATAGTTATGATTACTTTAAGTACCATGGTAAATTAAAGGGTGACAGAAGTAAATTTGAAACTCGCAAAGATAAGTATCACTTCTATAAATTATCTAAAATGAAAGAACCTGTAGATTTTATGGTAGCCAATATGATGGTTAATCCTAACTTCTGGTCTGGTGATGTTAATGATGAAAAAGCAATAAGCATATACAGTGAATGGTTAAGAAGAAGAGATAGTAGAAAGTATATCTTTGAACAAGAGATAGATAAAATGAATGATGACTTTGATAGTAATATAATTGTTACACCAGGAGAACATCCAAGACTAATGGTGTTGTTTATAAGAGAGGTAATAAGTCCAGAAACAATTATAATTATAGATCAATTAACAGAGTTTTTCAAGTACTGGAATAAGATACTTGGAGATGATATAGTTTGGCCTGATGTTTATAAGAAGTTAAAAAAATATCAACCATTCTTTATAAATAGTGTTGACCTAGGCCCGTATAAGAGTATACTAAGGAATAGGTTTAATAATAAACCGTAATATAACGAATATAACGAAATATAAGGAGAATATAATCATGAGTTCATTTGCACAAATGAAATCTAATCGTCAATCTAATATTGATAAAATTACAAACGAAGTATCTAAGTTACAAGGTCCTGCAACACCTCAAGGTGATGATGGGTTTTGGAAACCAGAGGTAGACAAGTCTGGTAACGGACATGCTATCATTAGATTCTTACCAGCACCTGAAGGAGAAGATGTTCCATTCGTAAGAATATGGGATCATGGATTCCAAGGTCCTGGTGGTTGGTTTATTGAGAAATCATTGACAACATTGGGTCAACCTGATCCAGTATCAGAATACAATACTACTTTATGGAATAGTGGTGTTGAATCTAATAAAGACTTAGCACGTAAGTATAAACGTCGTCTTAGTTTCATATCTAACATATATGTTATTAAAGATCCTATGAACCCTCAGAATGAAGGTAAAGTATTTAAGTACAAGTACGGTAAGAAGATCTTTGATAAATTAAATGATATGATGAATCCTGAGTTTGATGATGAAGCAGCAGTTAATCCATTTGACCTTTGGGAAGGTGCTAACTTTCGTCTGAAGATGAGAAACGTAGAAGGTTTTAGAAACTACGATAAAAGTGAATTTGATTCACCTGGACCATTATTAGATGATGATGCTAAAATGGAAGAAGTATGGAACAAAGAAGTATCTTTAAAAGGCTTAGTTGATCCAAAAGAATTCAAGAGCTATGATGAGTTAAAAACT